CTTTATTATTATAATAAGTGGTAAACTTTTACATCAAGTTTGTAACTTGAACACGGCGGTAGTACACGTTGGCGTCTACAGTGCCGGCACCATTTGTCTGAGCCGCTGACTCAGCAAAAGGATTGACCTGCATACCATATCGTGTCTTGAAACCGATCTTCGGCTGGAAGCTATTCTCGCCAACGGCACGGACCATCTGCAATGGAACGTATGGGCAATAGAACAAGCCTGCATCATATGGGGATGTACCCTTATAGCCAACAACATAGTACTGGTTAGCAACCGCACCAGAAGCAGCATAAGGAACGCCCATATTCATATATGGATCAACATAAACTTTAAAGCGACCATTCAATGTACCAGCGAATGTATTGCCTGTGGAGTCCACGTTAAGGTTATCAGATAGACCACTTGAATAATCAAGCAGACCAGCCATTGTCAGAGCGGACGCAACGTCAGCAGAGCAAAGGATGATGTTACCCTTCCCACGGCGTGTGTCACGAGCGATGACGTTTGCATCACGTTCAATAGAGAACATGAGGCCTTTGAACTTCTCAACCGACCAGCGACCATTGGAGTCTGTATCAAGATCGAAAATACCAGCAGTAGAGGTGTTAATAGCTGCACCCTGCTTGGAGTTACGATAAATGGTACGAACGACCTCACGGTTAATTTCAGCAAGAATTTCTGAACTTAGGATGTTAGCAAGTTCAGTTTCTGCATCCAAACCATGAATGGCTTTCAAGTCCTGAGCAAGTTCCATTGTGTATTCTGCTTTGAGGGCACGTGACTTTGCAGTAACAGTTGCCTTCTCAATGCTGAATGCCATCTCCGCAAACGCAGGAGAACCCGATGAACCGAGTGCCTCTGCAGCAGCAGTGGTCATGCCAGTACCTGACTGGAAGTTAGTTGTTGTTAGAGTCTTGAGTACATCAGTACCTGTATGAGTACCCGCACCAGCAAATGCTGTTTCGGCTTCATTGAACAGAGCTTCTGTACCGGACTGTGATGTGTAACGAGCCTTCATCGCAAAGATAAGACCTGTGGGACCAGTCATAGGCTGGACACCGGCGATATCATAAGCAATAAGAGAAGGCATGGCACGACGGACTAGCGAGATTAGGATCGGATCCCAATTCGCAATCGCCCCACCAGTCTGGTTTTGAGGAGCAGCTTCTGCCAGAAATGCACTATCTTCTCGCATTGCACGCTCTTGGTTTTCCAGGATAACAGTAGTAACGGCCCGACGGTATGAGTCATTGATCTCGGGAAGATCAGGGTGCCCAAGCACTGGCTGCCACTTTTCCTGTAGGTGTTCCGTTTGAAACATTTTTATTTTCTCCCTATTTTGTGTGTAAACTTATTAATTCTGCTGTGCAGTCGTTCTCAGATGATCTCGACTTATAGCAGACATATAAGCAGCCATCGTTTCGGGCACGTCATCTACTTCAACGCTTCCTTCATTTACAGGTGCTGCTGTATCATCATTATTTGTTGTTTGTGCTTTTGGAAAATACGACTCTTTGATTGTGTTGACTTTCTCACGAAAATCTTCCTCGTTCTCGTAGTTAATATTCTCGACCAGACCTGCAAACTTTTCGACTTCTGTATCTGCTAGATCAGAAGCCACATCTAAAAGAATTTCTTGTCTCTTTAACTCATCATTTTCTTGTGACAATACAATATTGTTCTCGATTTGCTCATTCAATTTACCTTCAAGCTCATCAACCTTTTCGGCTGCGGCATCAAGCATATCAAACTGCTCATCAGGAATAGCAATATTGTTTTCATCAAAGAGTGTCTTGAGACCCGTGATAAAGTTTTCAGCAATTTCTGCCTTCATCTTATGTTCAACGGCCATCTCATTCTTGTTCATCCATTCTTCTACGACATAGTTGAGATAGGAATCAACCTGCTCAGCCATCTCATTCTTTACTTCTTCAAGTTCAGATTCAAACTTTGCTTTGTATTTTTCTTCTAGATGTTCCATCTCCGAACGAAGCTTAGCTCGAACAGCTGCTTCAAAAATTGTAGCGGCCTTCTTCTTAAACTCCTCTGAAAGTTCACCACCCTCAGTTAGAGCATTAACATCATCGGAAAGATCCATAGCAGAGACTCGATCTTCAATTGTTTCTTCTTCTACTTCTGATGTCTCGGCAATAGCTTCAAGATTCTCATCTTCTTCAACTTCTTCACGAGCGCCAGCCTTCATAGGACCACTACCATCACCTACTGCTTTAGCAGATGCGGCTGAAGGCTTACCCTTGCGAGGTAGAGCTTTTGATTGAGAAGCTTTCTTTGAAGCCTCTTTACCGGGATCAGAAGGAGCATCAGGAGAAACAACAGCCGGGCCCATGTCCTGCACTTCACCTGGCAGCTTTTCAGCTGGCATAGGTGGAGCAGCATTCTTTGTCGGGGCATCGGCAGCTACTTCAGCTAGTTGCGTATCATCTGCAAGTGTCTCTGCAGCAATCGCCTCTAGCTCTGTGTTGATATCTGTCATTGTTGGATAACTCCCTTGTTATTTATAGTATATAAGTTATTTATAATATTTAGATTTTAGACATAAAGTCCTCAAAAATTTCTACAGCTTTTTCTTCTCTAGCAGATTTTCTTGCGTACTTTTTATCTAACTCCTTCTTATATGCCTCGATGTCCATCTCTCTAATCTTACCGTTATCCCAAATCCACTCCTTACCTTCCATAATACCTTCTACAAAAGCATTAGGCGCAGACGGATCTGCAACGATATCGGCGGCTGTTGCAAGATAAAAATCATCTTTGACAACGTGCATATCTTTTCTAGGTTCTAATGAACCCATACCCCTTGACGAAACTCCAAGTTTAGCACCTTCATCAATAAGATTTTTTACAATCTTACCATAAGGTGTATCCATAACTTTAGCTTCACCAATGAAATTCTTACCATCTGGATACAACTTTGTAATCATATGTGATACTCTTTCAAGATTCACTGTTGGTCCATCTGGATGTCCTAACTCACCAAACGCACGATTCTGATTAACATATTCTT